AACTAGTAGAAGTTTTCAATTAGATAATATTGTTGATATAATTAATCAACTTAGGAAAGAATATGCTGTTATTATAATGTCAGAAATTCCTATCTCTTTTAATCAAGACATAGAACAAAAATATCCAGTAGCAAAACCTCAGATTCCAGATATTAGAATTTAGTCGGCTATTCTTGAAATTGCTGATCACTTTTTAGGCTGTGATAGTTTAGGACAGCATATCGTAAAATCATTAGGTAAAACGGCAACAGTTGTACTTGGATCTACGTATCCTATTAACATAAGTTATCCGAACGACAAAAACTTTGATATTATAGACGTAGGACAAAATAAGCGCAAATATTCTCCAATTAGAATTTCAATTGATGAAGAAATTGATAGATTTAATGACGAATCAATGGAGCTATCTAAAAAACAAATAGAGGATATTTTAACGAGCGTAAGGAAAAGACTAGGAAAAAGTGCAAAAAAACCAGAAATAACTCAAAAAAAAGATTTGCCAAAACTTACATTTAAAGGTAGATAAATGTGGATAGCAGGAATAACAAGAGGTCATAACGGCGGTGTATGTCTAATGCACAATGGACAAATTGTATTTGCGATTGAAGAAGAGAGATTATCTCGCCAAAAATACGACGGCGGTCCTTTTGCTGCAATGACTAAAATATTGGATTATACTGATCATTTAGATTTTTTAGTAGTTGCCCACACCCAACCTCTCGCAGAAACTGCTGGTAGAATAGACTTTACTGGAGATGATGTGTACACAGGTTTAGCTAGAAAACTGAGGTTAATAGAAACTTATCCAGAACCTGGACCGCATCCGCAAGTAATAGATTTAAGCAATATGCATCATAAATTGCATGCTGCCTGTGCTTTCTATAGATCAGGATTTGAATCTGCAACTGCTGTAATAGTTGATGGTGCAGGAACGTTCCTAGAAGCTGATATAGGTACAGGTAAGTCTGAATTATTATTTGAATTAGAAACTATTTTTTCATGTGAATATCCAAATAATTTTAAAACTTTATGGAAGCATGTAGGAGGAAATGGTCCTTTTGTAACACGATATATAGAAGATATGTCCAGTGCAAAATTTCAAGAAGAAGGAGACCATATCTGCATTATAGAATCTGCTTGCGGCTTAGTAAAAATGTATGAAGCAGTAACTAATTATTGCGGATTCCAAGCAATTGAAGCTGGAAAAACAATGGGGTTGTCTTCTTATGGAACTGAAAATCCTAACATTCCTAGTTTTTTTACTAATAATGATTTGTTCCCAACTGCTAATAAAGATTTATTTATACCTACTTATCCTAATGGCGGGTTAATTAATACACAACCGTACTCTTTTTTATATGATGCAAATTATATCGAATTACACGAATTGTCTAAGCAGCAAAATAGAAAAGATTTAGCATTTGCAGTTCAAAAAGAAACGCAACAAAAAGTTTTAGAACTAATTTTATATGCAGTTGAATTAACCGGAAATAAAAATGTTGTACTAAGTGGTGGCTATGGATTAAATTGTGTTGCAAATTATTATTACTTAGATGAGTTAAAAAACCATGATATTTCGTTGTTTGTAGAACCTATATCGAGTGATGCAGGAACAGCTATAGGCGCAGCAGCTTTTATTCATTATCTTAAAACAAATTCAAATAAAAAAACGGTAAGTAACAATTTATATCTCGGGTTGCCTACTAATTATACACAAGATAATATTGAAAAACTTGCAAAAAAATATAGTGCAAAAATAAATGATTGCGACGAACTAGAAATTATAAATTTACTAATACAAAAAAATATTGTTGCTATTTTCCAGGGTAGGAGTGAAAACGGTCCAAGAGCACTTGGAAATAGATCTTTGCTTTTTGATCCTAGATTTGAAGATGGTAAAGATTTTGTAAATAAAGTCAAAAAAAGAGAATATTTCAGACCCTTTGCCGGAACAGTCCTTAAAGAACACGCCTCTAATTGGTTTGATATGAAGAGTTTATCAGAAAGTCCGCACATGATGTTTGCGGTAGATGTTCTAGATCATGCAAAAGATAAAATTCCGTCTATAGTACATGTAGATAACACCTGCAGGATACAAACTGTTACAGAAGATCAAAATCCTCATTACTATTCTTTAATAAAATGTTTTTATAATGAAACAAAAGTGCCAATATTATTTAACACAAGTTTTAACTTAGCAGGTGAACCATTAGTTGAAACTTTAGACGATGCATTGGCTACATTGTCTAAAAGTGATATAGAATACTTGTATTTGCCAGAATATGAAAAATTAATTACTGTAAAAAATGATAATTAACAATCAAGAAATGATAAATTTATATGATTATGATTTATCACAAGATCAAATTATTATTATAGATGATCTATTTCCTAATTATTTTATAAATTATGTGCATGATTTAGTATTTAATTCTTACAGTTGGTTTTACGGTCACACTAGCAATTATCCTATAGATAAAAATTATGACATAGGAGCTGATGAATCATGGCCAGAAATTGCATGTTTGAAACAACAAATTTATCCGCCAATGAGTGCAATCGCAAATGATTCTTGTTTTCAAATGATTTATAATGCAATAACACACTTAATTCCTTTTGAGTTAGAGTTAGGTGAAATACTAATTAATGGACAACAATACATACACAACACTGTTCCGCACACAGATTGTTCATGCGATAACGGAATAAGTTGGATTTATTATGTAAATAAAAATTGGGATAACCATTGGGGAGGAGAAACTGTAATTCAAATTAATAACACTTGGAAAAAAATTACACCAGTTCCCGGTAGAGTTTTTTTATTTAAAGGAAATATACCTCATCACGGATTACCACCGAACGAAAAATATAAAGGTTTGAGAGCAACTCTAGTATACAAAACCATGCGGAAAGTTCCATTATCTCCACCTAAGCAATATTTATGATACAAAATATTTTTTCAATACCTATTTTTATAGACGAAATAGATTTAGAAAAAATTCAAATAGATGAACAAAAATTTTCAAAGACATGGTTAAGTGAAACTCCTAGTACTTTTATTGAAAAACACAATATCACAGATGAAACTTTTGAATATCTTATAGAAATTTTTGTCAACAATTTAGGCGAAAAGTTTATAGGACAAAATCCAAGATTTGGCCAAATATGGAGAAATAAATATGACATAAATGATTGGCAAGATATGCATATTCATCCAAATGCAGCTTGGAGTTTTATAATATACGAAACTGTAGATGTGTCTAATACAGTTTTTATAAATCCTAGTTACAAGGATATACAAAATCATATAGGAACAAACTGTTTAGAATTTCCATTAGATTTTAGACCTAACTTGGCTGCAGGCTCGATTATCATTTTTCCAAGTTTTATAGAACACTATGTAAAACCAGGTGGTAAAGGAACTACAATATCAGGTAATGTTTACATGGATTATAATTAATGGAATTAAGTATCGCTGTTATAGATAATTTTCTACCAAAACCGGAACTGGTAAGACAACAGGCCTTAAATTTAGATTTTTTTGTAGAAGGATCATTTCCGGGTAAAAGAAGTTTAGCAACTGATTATGAATATAGAGAGTTTATACAACTTAAGATTGAAAATATCTTAAGACTTAATATTGTAGAATGGGTTATGGATAGTTTTTGTTTTCAGTTATGTCTAGAAGGAAGTAAAAGTTGGATACATGCAGACAAATGCGATTGGGCAGGTGTCTTGTATCTTACTCCTAATGCCCCTGTTGAGAGCGGAACTAATTTTTTTAATAAAAAAAACGATATAGTAGATTCTATAGGTAATAAATTTAACCGTGCTATTTTTTATAAAGCAGGTCAGCTTCATTCAAGTAATTTGTCTGGATTTGGAGAGTCTGCAAATAGTGGTAGATTAACACAAGTATTCTTTTTTAATGTAAAATAATGTATTCATTTTTTCCAACATATTTTTTTGAAAAACAAATAGAAAATCATAGGGAAATTTTAGAAACGTGGAAACCATACATTGATGATCAAACATATTTCGATGCAAGCTGGACCTACGGTACAAGCAAGACTTCTATAAGAAATAAAAAAAATGACTTACTACCATGGAACATATGGTTTGAATCTATAAATCCAATATTGCATGATTGTTTGCATCAATTAGAGCCTGTTACAAATTTTGAAATAATTTGTGATGAATTTTGGGCTAATATTTACAACAAAGATGAATTTCAAGAACCACATGACCATACTTTTCCAAATCGCAGCCTTAGTATTATATATTTTTTACAGTGTAAAGAAGGTTTAAGCGAATTAGTATTTGAATGTCCTAATTTTAATTTAATTAAAGCCAGCGGATTAAATAGAATATTTCAACGCTGGGAATATCAACATATAACTCCTTATCAAACACAAGGTTTGTTACTTGTTTTTCCTAGTTGGATTACCCATTATGTACTACCAGTAAAAAACATTCCAAGAATTACTTTATCAGCTAATCTTATTATTAGAGAAAAATAAATGGAAAACAAAATATTTTATGAATTTTATAATTCATGGATTTTAGAAAGTAAATGGAACGATTATGAAAAATATTTAGATTTATTTAATAGTAATGAACCAAATAAAGTTACACCTGGTATAAGTACAACTGTAAATGGGTATCAAGTTGGACAAGAATTATCTGATATAACTGATTTGACAGATGATATTATAACAGAAATAAACAATATTTTAACAATAAAAAATTATAATTACACTATAGATGAACCTTTAATTGCCTGGAGTATAGAATATTATATAAATGGTTGGAAAGGAATTCATAATCACAATAAAGGTTTAACTGGGATAACAGCAGCCTTATACTTTAGTGAAACTTTGCAAGAAGGGAATAACGAAGGTATTTTTTTTGCATTTTGTTATAATAACGCAGGAGATGTTGAAGTTAAGTATTGGACACCTTTTCCAGGATTATTATTGGTTATGGATGCTAAAGTTTGGCATGGTGCTTATCCAACATTAAATAATAGAAAAGTTTTAGTTATAGATTTTACAACAAAATTATTATGAGAACGTTGTTTATTGGCTGCAGTCATACAATGGGGTACTGTGCTTCGAACTTAAATCAACCTGTAAGTACGTGGCAAGAAAATAATTATGCAGAAATTTACAGTAAAATACATAATAAAAAATGCGTTATAATGGCAAGTGCAGGCACTGGTAATAGAGTATACCCTAGGTTTCTGGCGCATGCTTTTAAGAAATACAATGATATTGATGAAGTTTTTATACAAAGTACTTATTGGGGTAGATTTCCTGTTGTAATAAATCCTGAATTAAGTTATAAAAAAATATTTCCAATAGATTTTTTCTTGAATAAAGACTCGAGTGACGATTTAATGGACCGTTGGAGTATTTCATTAAGTGTAGATAATAAATATCAAGAATGTTTTCATAGAGCACTGCCTGACGATTGGATAGAGTTTCCGTACATACGAGATACCGCGCCTTGGATTTCAGAACCCGATGTTAGACGTAGTTCTTATCTTTATTTTCAGATGTGGCATTATCAAAATACCCATTTAGAACAAGAAGATTACATGAAAGACATTGCTGTATGTGATATGATTTGTGCTAATAATAACGTTCCTATGTATGTTTGGAATATTAATAATCGCTGTTTTATCCCAAAAGAAACATTAGATTATTTCAGCACATTATCTAAAACACACATAGCTAAAATTGATTGTGAAACTTATTTAGAAAGTATTGGATACAAAAATATAAAAAAAGAAAAAGTAGATAGTGAACATTATAATTATTTTTTTCATAAGTTAAGTGCTGAAAAGTATATACCATATATAAGAGAAATGCATGATAGACAATTATGACGGAATAGAAGAATATAAAAATGCATATAGTCAAGAATATTGTGAAGAAATAATTAGACATTTTGACATAATGTCGCAAAATAATATTACAAATAGATTAAATGACATACGGCGAAACCAAGATGAACGAATTGTTTTTGATTGGGCTCATACCCAAAATATGTATCATTATGATTACAATTTGTGTGGATATTTTTACGAAAATTTAAATAAAATTTATTTTGACGAGTACGTAGAAAAGTATTCTATCCTAAAACAAGCCCAAGATCATTCTGCAAAAGGAATGAGTGTACAAAAAACATTACCACATGAAGGATATCATCCGTGGCACAATGAAATTGAAAATATAGGAAGCAGTGTAAGGGTTGTAAATTATATGTTGTACCTAAATGATATAGACGAAGGCGGAGAGACTGAATTTTTATACCAAGGAAAAAAAATTAAACCAGAATTAGGAAAATTATTAATATTTCCAACTAATTTTATGTATCCACATAGGGGAAATCCTATTTACACAGGAGAAAAATACATAATAACAGGTTGGTATACTTTTGATAAATAATCTTTATAAAAGGAGAACAAAAAAATGCCATTCGCAGTAAAAAAACCACATCCACAACATCCAAATGTAAAAGTTTGGCATACATGGGATCCAGATTTAGACGGATATGAGGAAGTTAGAAAATGGGTTACAAGAGCTAACGCAGAAAAATGGGTAGCAGAAAATCATCCTAATAAAAATTGTGAAATTGTAGAAATAAGTTATGAAGCAGGGCAGGATGAAAACGAAATTGCACAAAAAGAGATTAAGCAAGCTGACCCACAAATTAATGGTGGAGTCTTAACTAATTTCACACCATTAGGTGATATTGAGGATTAATTAAATACAAAATAGCTTGTCGTTGGTATATTCAAATCTTGGTATATTTAACCAGTTCTTACAATAATGTGAATACCATATGGAGTGTGAATAGGCTCGTCTAGTAGGATGTCTTTTGGCGCTGCGTTTACAGCAAAATAAAGCTCCTCGCATACACCATCTGTTAAATCAAACCAACCTAAATCACCATCTCTGTACCAACTTCGATTACATGCACTATTTTCTTTAACAGCAGTAGCCCATGATATTCCGCCAGTTTGTAAGTCATGGATAATACGTTTCGCATCCATGACTGCATATGCTAAATCTCTTGAATGGGTAGATTCAATAGCATCTGCATGACTCAATAAAATATGACTGCATCTAACTCTCGGAAAACTCATTTGTTATTTTCTTTAATTATAGTATCTAATGACATCCTCGTTTTATAAATTTGTTCTCTATGATATGTAAATAAATTTGGTCTTAGATCGCCCACAGTTCTAATTCTGTGCGCTTGATCTAAATCAGCAATGTATTCTTTTAATTTTTTTAACAAAAGATTAGCTTTATCTCTAGCATTATCATTTTTTATTCGTTTAATTTTTATTTTATAAAAATTTAAATCTTGAATTATCCTATTGGTTTTTAGTAATATAGGTAACATTATTGAATAAATTTTTCTTGTAATAATATGTAAATATCTTCTTCGTTATTACTATCACTTACTTCGTTAATAGATCCATTGCTTGTAGTGCAACAAATTTGATGTGGTGTGAACGCAGGGATATCAATAGTTCCGCCTTCGTCTAAAGATGTTTCTTTAAAATCTCCGTTTGATAGATCAACAAATCTAATTTTAAACTTACCACTATTTACAAAAAAACTTTTGTTTTTATGCTTATGAAAAATCATATCTGTATTACTAATTTTATCAAAAACAAAAATTTTTCCAGTGTAAGTTTTTTGCATTGCCCAATGTAGTTCATACCCCCATGCAGTTTTTTTAACAGAGTTCGTCATTGTTTTTTTCTAATAATTGTATTAAATTTATTACTGTTTGTAATTTTGCTTGATTAATTTTTGTATTTAATGTATTTCTTAAACCTGGATGTAAAGGTTTTGGCCACATAGAAAGTTTTACCCAAGCATATCCATCATGTTCTTGATTTAAAATAGGTAAAAATTCATGCTCAACTATACACAAATATGTATGGAACAAAAAATAATCATCATTACTAACAAATGTTTCTAAAGGTATAGATTTAATAATATCAATGCAGCCTATTTCTTCTTTTATTTCTCTAACAAGCCCTGTCCACGGTGTTTCACTAGCCTCATTAGTTCCGCCTGCAAGTCCCCATAAATTACCATTCTTACCTTGTGCTCTATGGAGGAATAAAAATCTTTGGCTATTTTTTGCATACAATAATGCCCCACTACAAACAATTTTCTTCATACAGTAGTTATATCAAAATTGGATACGCCAACTACCATTTGGATACTCTCCTTCATAAGATAATACCCACTCGTTGTTTATAAATTTGTATTGGACATTTGTATTAAGATTTGTAGTATAAATAGGATCTCCAACATGTTCACTTGCATCAAAAACAATTACCCATTTACTTCCGTCCCATTCAACTATATCATTTATGTCAGCATAAAAATCTGTGTTATCATTGTTTTTCCATCCGTTAGGGCCATTAGTGTTGTCTAAATCTCCTAATGGACTATCTAAAAGTATCAATCGTAATCCGGCAAATTTTAGATTTTCTGGATTTGTTTTTGTAGGATCTATGATAAAATCTATTTTGGTTTTATAACCTGTTGGACCAGATATAATTGAATCTGTCGGCAAAGAATCAATATCCCACGTTACAAAAAGTTCTTCTGCATTTTTTGGATTTATCGACACGGTACCAATAATATCATTTTCGTATACAGTTTGATATAATCTAATTTCCGTAATATTATCTACATACTGTTCTGGATAATTTAAAAAGTATTCTATCCAACTAAAACTATTACTAGGTTTTGTTTTATCTAATAATTTTATTGTAGTTCCAAGGACAAGTAAGTCAAAATTCCCCACAGTAGTTGCTACAACTGAATCAACTAAGTCCTTAGATGCAGTTAAGTCTCCATATTCTACAATTTCATTTCCATTTTCATCTATAACAATTTTATGTACTGCGTCAGACTTAAATCGATTTTCTGAATATGCTAATAATTCAGGCATAGTTAGATTTAAATCTACATTATTTGCACTCTCATTAAATATACTTGTAATTATTTGATGAATTATTCCAAGCTTTTTTACCTTAACAGGCATAGAAATATAGATAGGTGTAGACAATGTTAAAGATGCAATATCTATTTCACTTTCTGTACTAGCGCCTATACTTCTACTACTAAAATTTATTTGATCTAAATTTAGAACAGATAAACTTGTCCAATCAATAAAATTATCTGTAGTTTGGATTTCTAAACTAGGATTGAACAGCATTAAAATTTGTTCAAGTATTTGTAATTTTTGATCTGTATTACTAGACCAAATATCTACATTCACAGATAACGTATAGGGACTTGGCATTAATTTTTCTACAGTATAGCCTTTGCCTTTTTTATTATTGTATTCTTTTGTTGCTGAATCATATTCTCGTTCAACTAAATTTGTTTTTCTAACAAATGTACTGTCACTCGTTCTTTGCCTATCCATTTCTAAGTTCGTTATGTAAACAGACATTTTAGGAACACTTAAAATTTTTAATTCTGAATTATCTTTAAGAATACTTCCTACTTGCCTAGCCAAATCTCCATAAACTACAGGAATTTTCTTTATATTTCCATCTATATCTTTGTGAGAGAAATTACTAAAGACCCTAACAATCTGTGTAATATATCTTCTTATTTGACCATCATAAAAATGTAACATACTTACTATCCTTAGACATTATCAGGTTTTGCACGTAAAGCTTGACTGAGGCTTTGTCGTTCATCAAATGTCTCATCTCCTATTGTTGTCTGATTTGTGTTATTCACAAAACTTGTTCTGTGCGTTTGCCTATCATCTGTATTACTTAGTGTCATTCTACTTACATCTTCTATTTTTCTCCACCGGTAACCATCAAATCTAAACAACCGTTGTGGTTTTGTATCTGTACGTAAGAAATAATCACCTTCTATACTTCCGTCCGGGAATTCAATACCATATCCAAAATATTCTCCATTTGGTGGTATACCATCGCCAGTTATATATCCAATATATCCATTTCTTTCTGGGGTTTGCATTATACGATCAGCTAATTCATTTACTGTGCTTGCATCCAATGTTGTTATATCAGCAGTGACAATGTTTACACTACCATCTTCTTTTCTCGCAACAGTAAATAAATGAGATACATCATATCCAGACAATTTAGCATTAATTTCTGCTTGAGCAACAACAGCGTCGTTTATTTGCATGTCCGTTTCATATGTTGATAACAAGTCTCTTAAACTACCTGCTGCAGGAGCTTCTTCATCCATTGGAAGATCTAATATATCTTTAAATTCTTGACTATCTACAATTTGTTTACATTTTAATCTGTATAAATGTGGGTACCATGTAGGACTATATCCTTCTGCAGCTCTACTTATTTCTTCAACAACATAATAACTTTTTAAAGCTACTTGGAAGTCATTTGCGGCATACTCATCTTTCATATGTGGTAATTCAATTACATCTCCGCTCATAATTTTCCTACCAATGGTTTTGACTGTACTGTTGATATGAACTGTCAAAAATATTGTATCATTACTTAGGAATAATCCAAATTGGCTTAAATTAAAATCTATATCTTGTACATTATAAATACCTCGAATTCTATAGATGTTTTCATCGTATTTTCTATCGCGATTTTCTAAAAATAACAAATCTTGTATATTTGTTTCTTTTACTGCATCATAATGTGGTACATCATTTGTACTTTCTTCTAAGATTGGATTTTTTGGACCAAGATATTTGTGTAAATGTAAATCGGTCCCTCCAATTGTAAACATTTCTAAAATTCTATTATCAATAAAATTGTAATCATTACCTTTTGTTGGTTTGTATAAAGATATTCTAGGCATATTGTATTTATCGTCGATAAATACAATAGGAGACATAAAAATATGACTGAATTAGCTACATTAAGACAAGAAGTTTACGATTACATTCACAACATGTTAGGTGGGGGAATGGTAGATGTAGAGCTTGATCCTATACATTATGAAACTGCTTTAGACAAGGCTTTATCAAGATATAGGCAACGTACTGAAAATAGCACAGAAGAAAGTTATTTTTTTATGCCAACAATTGTAGATCAAAACACTTATACCCTTCCAAAAGAAATTTTAGAGGTAAGACGCATATTTAGACGAAGTATAGGATCTAGAACAGGCGGTGGTGACGGTGGCAGTATATTTGAGCCATTTAACTTAGCGTATACAAATACCTATTTACTTGCAAGTTCTAATTTAGGAGGTTT